GCGTTTTGGAACAAATGGCACAGACCGCGTGGAACAAAACTAAATTGACCGCTGCGTGGCGCAGATTGGTCTGGCGTAGTACAGACTCTTCTACGAGAACTGGCTTCGTAGTAACTGGCCTCACACAGTGGGAACTGGTCTCGCGTGGTCGAGCGAGACCCGACCACGTTGGGTTTGGTGTGGCGCAGAAACGACAAAGCCCCCGCCGAGTTTCCCCGGCGAGGGCTGCGTATCAATTGATACGGGGCGGCGCTTACTTGAAGCGCAAGTTGATCTGATCGCGCAGATTCTTGCTCAGCATCGAGTCCTTACCGTGTTTCGCGATGAAGGCATCGATGTTCGCGAGGATTGCATCGGCGGTCGGAGCTTCTTTGACTTCTACCTCGGTGGACTCGGTGGCCTCTCCGCCAGCCTCAGCCGTGGCCGTGTCGCCTGTTTCGATCTTAGGCCATAGCACGAGCGCGACGCGCTGTAACTTGGTGCGACCGAAAGCGCCAATGGCGTCCCAGATTTTGCGCTGCTCGGAGTCCTTCGCCCACGTTTCGCGGGTCTCGGGTTTAGCATCGAGGACTTCGCGGGCGAGAACCATATTGACCGGCTTGCGTGTTTTCTTGCTAGTCGCCTTGTCCGCCTTGTCCGCCTTCATGAATCGTGGTTTATTGCAGTACTGCGAGCGGAATGCGACGCGCAGCGTCTCGGCAGCGACTTCGAACACCTTGTTCCCCTTTGGTGCGGTATCGCTCAGGTCTACGCCCTGACTCAGTAGGTACTCGCCAAGCATAGCGGCAGTACCGGCCGCGCCAGAATCTAACAGCGTCTCGGCGGTATCGTCAGACTGGACTTGCTCGATGGCACGAGCCTGAAGCATTTCGAGTGTGATAGTCATGATAGGTCTACCTCTTCAGATGGTGCGGCAACTGCGCCGCCCTTGTACCTATTAGACAGACCCGATCGAGCAGAGTTCCGCATTATCTAAACTTTTTTTGATGGTGCTCCGTATCATTTGATACGCCGGGCAGACCTCGAAGGGCAAAACCGGCCAGACCTCGACCCCACCCGTACCCGACCCCCCGCGCTGTAGTTGGGACTCCTCTGACTCATCAGTACACTAAGCCGCGCACAAATCACCACACAGTTCCCAAAAGCCCGCTAAGCCGACCCCACCCCCTTGTATATAACACCCCCCCGGTTGTATTTTAGGTTCCATCCCGTTTCATTTCGTATATATTGTAATTTATGCAGATTTTGGTCCCCGAGATCGAGGAAAACGTCGCCCTGCCCGCCAACGCGGTTGAGGCATTGCCCGAACTGACTCCCGAGGCGGAGATCGAGATGAGGGCAAGGACAATTAAGCTCATATCCGATCTGACTGGGACCCCGCTTTGTCCGGACGAGAACGACATCGCAGTGGCAAAGGAGATTGCGACTCAGCACCTTGCCAATCCCAAGACCCGCATTGATTACAGCAAGTACCCAAACGAAACGATGGCCTACCTTGCCGGTATGGTCGCGCAGAGCAACTGCGCCATCGTGGATGATCTTTCTGAATTAAAGCTATATGTGGTGAACAAGTTGGTCTACGAAGTAGAACACGCCACGACGCCAAAAGAGCGTATCCAAGCCCTGTCAAAACTCGGTGAAGTAGACGGAGTTGATGCGTTTAAGAAGCGCAGCGAGACGACACATATTATTAAGCCCATCGAAGAGGTCGAGAAAGAGCTTCTCTCGGTGCTGGAAGGCATTGAATACAAGGTTGTTGACGAGGGAAACGGGGTAAGCAATGCCGTTAATGGCTAGACCCAGCACGGTAGAGGACCGCCGGTCCCTCTGTGACCCCTGCGAACACAACAAAATGGGAATTTGCCGTCGTTGCGGCTGCATCATTGCCGCTAAAACGCGCTTTGCCGATCAAAAATGTCCGATTGGGCTGTGGCACCGTGAGTCTCAGGGCATCAAAGACCTCCTGAACGACTAAATTTCGTGCAGTTAACCCAAGAAAACATCAAAAAGCTGAAACTTGCCCTGCCTACGATGCCGGACAAGGAGAAACGGCGTGTCGCTGACCTCCTAAAGCAGTATCAGAACCAGCTAACGCAGGCAAAAGGGAAGGATTCCTTCCTCGACTTCATCAATCACGTGTACCCCGGTTATAAGGTAGGCCCTCACCATAGGAAATTGGCGCGGATTTTTGAGGAAATCGCCAACGGCGTGAAGAAACGCGTGATCGTGAACATCGCCCCGCGTCACGGTAAGTCGGAGATGATTTCGTATCTCGCCCCGGCGTGGTTCCTCGGCAAATATCCGCAGAAGAAGGTCATTATGGCGTCCCACACCGCAGACTTGGCGGTGAACTTTGGTCGTCGGGTGCGTAACTTGGTCGGATCGGAGAGCTACCGTGACATCTTTCCAAGCGTCGAGTTGCAGGCTGATAGTAAAAGTGCTTCTCGTTGGGGTACTAATTTTAACGGCGAGTATTTTGCTATCGGTGTTGGCGGTGCTCTTGCTGGTCGAGGCGCTGATCTGTTCATTATTGATGATCCCCACTCAGAACAGGAAGCTAAACAAGGTCGCGCAGACGTTTTTGAACCGGCTTGGGAATGGTTCCAGTCAGGCCCGGTCCAACGACTAATGCCGGGAGGCGCGATCATCGTGGTGATGACCCGGTGGTCGAAGATGGATCTGACTGGGAAGATCGTCGATCACATGACCCGCGAGGAAGGGGCAGATCAGTGGGAAGTGGTCGAGTTCCCTGCCATCCTGAACGACAAACCGCTATGGCCTGAGTTTTGGGGTATTGACGAGTTATTGGCTAAAAAGGCGTCGATGGATGTGCGGTATTGGCAAGCCCAGTACATGCAGGAGCCGACTTCGGAGGAAGGCGCACTCATCAAACGAGAGTGGTGGCAGGTGTGGGACCGCGAGAATCCCCCGTCATGCGAGCACATTATTATGACGCTCGACGCTGCCCAAGAGAAAACCAACCGGTCGGACTACAACGCGCTGCTCACGTGGGGTGTCTTTAAGAACGAGGAGACTCAGAATTACAACATTATCCTGTTGAACGCGATCAAAGAGCGGCTTGAGTTCCCGGAGTTAAAGGCACTTGTCCTAGAACAATATAAGGAGTGGAACCCGGATACGTTCGTGGTGGAAAAGAAATCCAACGGTGCGGCGCTGTATCAGGAGATGCGGCGTATGGGCGTGCCGATAGCTGAATTCACCCCCGGCAAGGGACAGGATAAAATCTCAAGAGTTAATGCAGTCACTGATCTGTTTTCTTCCGGTATAGTTTGGGTACCCGACCGCCGATGGGCGTGGGAAGTGGTTGAAGAATGTAATGATTTTCCAAGTGGTACCCACGACGACTTAGTGGACGCCACGACTTTAGCCTTGCTCCGGTTCAGGCAAGGCGGCTTTATTCAGCTTCCGTCTGACGAACCGGAACCGACTCGGTGGTTCAAGAGCCACCGTCGTGAAGGATTTTATTAGGAGAACTTAGATGGCCGTCGATAAAAGTTTAATGGAGGCTCCCCAAGGTATCGCGGCTATGGCTGCGGAGATGGAGCCGATTGAGATCGAGATCGTGGACCCGGAAGAGGTCAAGATCGGTGTCGATGGGATGATGATCGAATTCGAGAAGTCTGAGCCACGCGCTGAGGACTTCGATGCCAACCTCGCTGAGTATATGGGCGAGAATGATCTTCAGAGCCTTGCTTCTGAATTGATCGGGCAGTACGAGGGTGACCTTGCAAGCCGCAAAGATTGGCTTGATACGTATGTAAAAGGACTAAAGATCCTCGGCATTCGCTACGAGGAGAGAACAGAGCCGTGGCCGGGTGCATGTGGCGTGTTCCACCCACTCTTGATGGAGTCGGCTGTTAAGTTTCAGTCCGAGACGATTATGGAGACTTTCCCCGCGATGGGGCCGGTCAAGACCAAGATCGTTGGCAAGGAGACGGCAGAGAAGAAAGATGCCGCCATTCGCGTTGCGGATGACATGAATTTCCAACTTACTGAGGTGATGAAGGAGTACCGCCCGGAGCACGAGCGGATGCTGCTGTCGATGGCCTTGGCGGGTAATGCGTTTAAGAAGATTTACTTTGACCCGTCATTGGGTCGTCAGACCGCTGTTTATATTCCGGCAGAAGATATCGTGGTGCCGTACGGCGCTGCTAACTTAGAGACAGCCGAGCGTGTTACGCACCGGATGCGTAAGACGAAGAATGAGTTGAAGAAGCTTCAGTACGCCGGGTTCTACCGAGATGTGGACCTTGGCGAACCGATCCGTGTGATGGACGAGGTTGAGAAGCAGAAAGCCGAGGATCAGGGCTTCAGTGCTTCGATGGATGACCGGTTCCAGTTGCTTGAGATGCACGTGAACCTTGACCTGCCGGACTATCCGGATGTGGACGAGGAGAACCACGAGACCGGTATAGCATTGCCTTACGTGGTCACTATTGAGAAGGGGACCGGGACTGTCTTAGCTATTCGACGTAATTGGAAAGAAGAAGATGAACTCAAAGCCAAGCGACAGCACTTTGTTCATTATGGTTACATCCCCGGCTTCGGGTTCTACTACTTTGGTCTCATCCACCTTATCGGCGGACACTCTAAGGCAGCTACATCGCTTCTTAGGCAGCTTGTCGATGCTGGAACACTCAGCAACTTACCGGGTGGTCTCAAGTCACGCGGGCTTAGAATTAAGGGAGACGATACGCCTATTGCTCCGGGAGAATGGCGAGACGTAGACGTACCAAGTGGTG